TATGAGCGAACTATGGTCGCAAATGAACCAACGTGCACCTATGGGACAGACTGATGTTATCCTCGCTTCTGAGGCAGGCTTTGCTAATTATAAAAGAGCATTGTTTCAGAATGAAAGATACATTGATGAGAAGACACTTGATGGTGGAAGGATGAGCTTGATGTTCGCTGGATCTCCTGTTGAGGCGGATATTTCTATGCCGCTCAATGGTGGTGGTGGTAACGTTTATACTATGTACTTCCTCAACTTTGATACGCTGAAATTGATTATGCATCCTGATGCTGATTTCGCTGTTAGTGACTTTGAACATATCTCTGGAACTACTGCTAGGGCTGCTACGCTGTACTGGAAAGGCCAGCTAATTGCCGATCATCTTGGATCTCAAGGTGTTCTTTACAATGGAGATACATACTAATGAGCTATAACGGATTACAATATAACGAGAAGACGGGAATCAATCCAGTTACTGGGG